TCTTACGTATGTATCTGAATCAACATTCCACCAGTCACGGAAGTTAATATAAACTGCTGGAGCATTACCACCCCATCCTTGTGCTTGACCAAACGATATTAAACCATTTGTAGCAACATATACATCTGTATATTCTTGATCACCAAGTCTTAGTGCATAAGGAAGATTCATCTTAAATGCCCAGTCATCATCTTTAGGGAGATCTGTAGTCTGTGGGTTGCCAGCATTCTCTAGTCTAATCTGGTTTTGAACCAATGTTACATCTCCTTGGCGAGCAAGGACTGTAGCGCTTTCAGATAATACAACCGCTGTTTGGCTATCAACCTGTCCAGATAAAACTGTCATGCTATCTGTCAAAGATAGGACTGTTGCTGACTCTGTGGCTACTGCTTGTGATCTTACAGTTTGAGTCTCTACTGCTTGTGCCAGGGAATTCTGAGTAGAAATAACATTATTAACAGCCACAGTAGCACTATCTACTACTGTCTGAGCCTGAGTAATAGAGGTTTGAGCCTGTGTGATAGTGGCTGTAATAGTCTCTGTAGGGCTTGTAATGGCTGTTGCTTGGGTTTCTATCACTGCCGTTGCAGTTTCAGCCTGAGCAATTGTAGCCTGTGCTACCTCTATGATGGCTGTTGCGCTTTCAATTGTTACTGTAGATCCTGCAGAAATTGTTGCTGTTGATGTTTCTGATGTTGAAACTTGTAGAGTTACTTCTTCTGTTGCACGAGCATGGTCAACAGGGGCTAGGATAAGCCACAAAACCACTAACAGTCCCACCAAACCACTCTTTAGTAGGAAAGATTTAATGTTGGGTCACACCCTTTCCAAGATGTTTGATAACCCTATTATATCATTTTATGCAACAAAAAAGGGAGCCTATTTCTAGACTCCCCTAATTGTTGGATTAGTTATGCACGAACCTTCTTTTGAATCTTTACGACCAAAGCGGTTAGTGAGGTAATCTGCTTTCTAAGTGAAGCAATCAATGTTGCAACTTCAGTTGACAACTTAGCAACTGCATCAACTGCAGCCTGTGCAGAAACTGTTGCTGCCTCTGCTGCCTTAGAAGCGCCAATTGCTGCATCGGTAGCAGCCTGTGCTGCCTTTGCTGCATCTTCAGAAGCCTTTGTAGCAGCCTTGGCTGCTGCATTAGAAACTTCTGCTGTTGCTGTTACAACTACTTGACCAGCAAGTGGAAGTGAAGTTCCACCTGTTGCAGATGCAGTTACAATGTTTTCTGCCAAAGGCATAAATACCTTGTATGACTTTACTGTTTCTGTATCAGTTGTAATTGATGTTGCTGTAAGAACATCTGATCCTGTACCAAATGCGTATGATGAAGTAATTCCACCTGTAGCAAAGAGGTTTGCATGTGTCTTACCAGAAAGTGGAAGGCCTGCTGCATCAAGAACTGTTACCTTGATAGTTGCTGCCTCACCTGGAAGGTATGTTGCCTTATCAAAAGACAACTTAACTGTTGCTGCTGCACCCTCTACACGAGTAGATACTGGAGCAGATGCAATAGCACCTGTTGAATCCTTTACAGTAATAGCAACTCCACCAGTCTTAACACCAGTGATAGTAAACACTGCTTCTCCATTTACGATAGTTGCTGCTGTACCTGAATCAGATACCACTGCAATGTCGCTTGAGTATGCCTTAAGTGTTCCTGCTCCTACTGTTACGCCTGCAATATCCTTAGCAACTGCCTTGATAGTAGTTGTATTTGCACCAACTGCAATAACAGACTTAACTGGAGTTGCTACGATTGTAGCGATATCACCATAGAATGTTACCTGCTCTGTTGCAATTACTGCACCTGTAAGAGTTGTAAGAGTAATTGTTGCTACTCCTGCTGTACCGTCAGCAAATACGCCAATGTAGTTACCGTTTGGAATTACAAGTGCACGACCAGTTGCTGACATTGTTGTAGCATTTGTGCCGTAACCAATAAGACCTGAACCAGAAACTGTTGCAAGGATTGACTCTGTTGCTGATCCGCCTGCTGCATTCTTAGGTGTAACAACGATTACCGCTGCTGCATCTGTTGCTGTAGCCTTTGGTGCATACACTGAAGCATCTGCTGTTGCAGTTGTTACTTCACCAGAGTTAAGGAATGAAGTTGTAGTTGAAGCAGATGGAGTTAGATCCGCTGCCTTAACTGTAACTGTCCATGAAACTGCTGGCCCATTTACTGGGCTAGTTGTTAGAATCTTTGCTTCATAAGTACCTGCAACTGAAGGTGCATCAATTGTCACCTTAAACTTTGCTGTTACATATGTTGGGGTATTAACTGTTGAGTTAATATTTGCTGAAACATTATTGCCTGCAATAACTACTGAGGCTGTTGATGTTTCTAGAAGTGTTAGGGTTGCAGACTTTGCTGATCCCGTTGGCTGTGAAAACATAGCAGAGATTACTGTTGCAGTATCTGCTGATGTTTCTGAAATAAATGACAATGTTACAACCGCTGTAGCAGACTCGCCTGCAGTGACATTATCTGTCGCTGAATCAATGGCAAGAGTCGGTGCATTTACAGCAGCACTTGTCGGAAGTGCTGAGAGTACGCCAAAGGACATTGCTGCAGCGAGTCCTAGGGCAATTTTCTTAAATGAATTCATCTTTCTCCTTGTTTGTATATCTGATCATATAATCAGAATCTTATAATAAGTTGAACCTGTCTAAGTAATCACGAACATCGTTCGTCATTTGCTTAGGTTCTAATTCTACCATAGAACGCTTCTTGTCTGCAAGTTGTGCTGCAGAACTAGACCAAGTGTGCACTTCAATGATTGTATTAGTAGTCTTTGGGGTATGAGAAATTGCTCCAAAAACAGCACCAGAAACGGCATCTGCAAGGTCTTTAGATTTTTTGCGTGGGTGATCAACACGATTACCCTTCATAATTTTTAACTCTGACATTTCTTCTAAAAGAAGTGGGATCATTGGTATGGCAACACGCTCTTCATAAATCATCATGGCTAAATCTTCGTAGTGTTTTTTTGCAACAGAAACAGTTTCAGTTCTAATTCCTACAGCCTGTAGTTCATTTTGAATATCAAAAGACTGCCATCTGTCAAAAGAAACCATGCCAAGGTTAAATCCCTGTCTGCGTAGATTCATGATCCACTGTTTAACTTCGGAAAGATTGACTGGGCCTTCGGCTTTTGGTTCCCACCATGCTACTGCATCTACTACAACTATTGGGGCTACCTGCTCATAGTCTTTAATAACTTGAACATTTACCCACCTATCAACATGGGCAATTGCTACTGCACACTTGTCATGTTTCTGTGCAAGGTCAGCGTGTATATAATAAGTTTTATCTGGATCAGGCTTAAATCCTTCATCAAACCTTCTAAATTGATCTACTGGGTTTCGTAGTGTCATGACTTTTTCTAACTTAGTTCTATCTTTAAAGAATGCATCCGAAGCATATGTTGGCATGCAAGCAAATCTCATCATTGCATCGCCAATGTCTGTATAAAATGCAATCTTAAAATCATCAATCTTTCGGGTAGGGTTTACTTCCCATGTAGGTTTTTTAAATGCTAATACCTTTGGTATCTTATATGAAATGATTGTATCTTCATCCCACGAAATTTCAAACCTATTACCTGGATCATCGTGTGGTAGATCTGGGTTCATAATAAATGTATGCTTGCGCTCTATAGTTTCTTTTTCAGCAATTACAGATTCATACTTTTGTGAAATGAAGTCACCCTGATAGCGTGGGAATGAAAGCAAAACAACCTTACCAAGGTCAGGAAAACGAGAGTCTACAGTACCACGAAAGGCCTTATAGATGTTTTCTGCAGTTTTTCCTTGCTCATTACCTGTTCCAACCTCAGATGCAAAACCAGAAATTTCATCAAGTACTGCCATAAAAAGGTTCAAACCTTCGTGCGACTCACGCTCTGAGTGACCAGAGTAAACAGTTACAGATTTATCAAAATCAATTGAGTCTGCTTTTGCATTATACTTTCCAGCAAACCATGGGGATCTTTCAATCTTTGATTTAAAACCTTTAAAGAAAACA